ACGCCTCTGAATACCAACTGCCGAGCCAATTCCTGTTCGCGGTCGTTGAGAGTCTGACGAGGCAAGGGGCCTGCATGCCCTCGCACTCGTTCGGCTACCAACAGTTCATCATTGCTGACCGGCACCATGAGACCTGCTGTGATCTCAACAAATCTCACTCCTGCTGTCCTTTGACCATGGTCTGGCTGCTTTTAATGAGATCAGCGCCCATGACTTTCAAAGCATTCAGCGCCTGTTGCTTGCTCTGTCCAACCACAGTCTGCGGAGGATTGGCAGCAATATTTGCACCAATAGCGCTGAGCAGTGCACCCATGACATAGAAGCGTGCAGCTTCAGCGTTGCCCTTGTAGGCAGGCAGGTCTTCGGCCTGTTTGATCATGTTGTTGAGTGTGTCACCACCTTCATCTTCCATCAGTGTGTTGCTGGATTCTGCCACCACTGCGCCGCTTTCCAGGCCAGCCAGCTGCATCATCCTATTGAGTGCAGGCATGCCCAACAGGCCACCTATAACACCTTCTTCAACCTTGCGTGTGACTTTGCTTTCGTGTACCATTTTGACATTTCCCTGATCAAAGATGCCCACGGTTGCACATGGTCCCCGGGCTATCCGTATTTCTGTTTCTTGTCCTTCGTATATAACCACATCACCTATGTGATACACACCAGGATCTTGCGCATTGGCCAGTTCTTTTTGACTGAGATGATGTTTGGCCTGTCTGCTGAAACGATCGGCAGTGGTCTCATAGAGACCTTCAGAACCATTGAGATCAACCTGTGCATATTTCTTAAGCCGGCGCATGTCATCATCCTCTCGGGTTAGGGCACGTAGGAATTCAAGCATTGGGATCCTCGTACCTTGGTTTTTTGATGGGAAACATGGAGTTGGCTGGTTGTGGTTGATGGCGTTGGGGCTCTACTTGGCGGTCAACCTTGTGCAGCCGACCCTTGTGGCGCACCCAAGCTCGCTTGATGTGCTTTACGCTATCAAATACCTTATCTAGCAGCATGCCATGCCTCCCCAACGAGATATTTAGCCAGAGGTCATGCGAAAGGGCACCCGGAGGTGCCCTTTCTGGTAGCGGCAGCTGTGTGATTGGTTAGATCAAACCACCGGGCAGTCCACTGACCAGTGCAGCCAGTGTGTTGCAGTAGGTGCTGCTGTCTGTGATGAATGTGCACTGATAGGGTGCAACTGTGTTTGAAGTGGCAAAATAGCTGTTGGAATTCTGCACCGAGCTGCCGGCGCCGCCTGCCACAAACACCTGGCCGCTCTGGAGATCGTAGTTGGCCAGACCGTTGAGGCCACCATACAGCTGGTTACTGGCGAGGATCAGGTAACCATTGTTGTTGGTGTTGTCAGCTGTGCCGGTGTTGTAGTTGTTGGCACCGTAGTTTTCCCACACATTGTTCTTTTCAGTGCTGACTGTGACCACTGTGACAGTGTAACCGGTGTTGTTCCAAGACGAACCAAACACTTGATTGCCAGTGAGGCTGTAGTAACCAGCCTGAGCAAAGTATGCGCTGGTGTAGGGGTTGATAGCTGCACCGTTGATGCTGCTGGGCAGCGTGCTGATGCCAACCTGCACAGGGTTGCCACGTCCTGCAAACGTGTTGACAATGAGGTTGTAGTTCTGCTGCTGATAGAAAGCATTGAGGTAGGTGTTGAGGCTGCTGTAGGTAACAGCTGTGCCAGCACCATTGGTCACTGTGACATTGGTCCATGTGCCCAGTGTGGCATAGGTCTGATAACCAGGCAGATCCACCACTGGGGTGTCAACGTTGGTCTGGGCCACAGGTGCCAGAGTGGCAATGGACCACCACTGAGGCTGTCCACTGAGGAACGAGCCAGCGCGGGCATTACCATTAACTTGATCGGTCATTTTGTCTCTCCTAAAGAGTTATGCAAAACTGCTTTGCGTGGATATTTATATCAGAGGTGTGATTCAGCTGCGCTTGCGCACTGCAAATGCAATCTTGGTCGGAGGCGTGTGGTCTTGTGAGTCAGGGTCTTCATCAGCCTCAGGCACATAACCAAACAGGCTGGGACGACGATTGATCTTGGCTCCCAGAGGACTGGCCACACTGGCCACAGCACCTGCACTGGTAGCACCGCCACTGGCACTTTCATCTAGTTCTGCCAACTCATCGTCTTGATCATGACCAAAATATTGGTTGATCTTGGCCTGATCAGTGCAGAGTACCAGCCTAGATGGATGGATATACCAGCCTCTGCCGTGATTGTCACCAATCCAGCAGCGTCGTGTGCCAGGTTCATACTGACTGACGCGAAACACTTCTCCAGAGCTGTCCTGTGTGTCTGTCACATAGCTGCCGTTGTGGATATCTTCGCTGTATTCATCGTGACTGTTTTCTGCAAGTATTTCTCTTATCTTCATGTCTTTGATGCCTTGTTGAGTAGATGATTGGCCACAGCAATGCCGGCTGCCACTGCCAGTGTTTTGATCAGGCCAAATTCTGGTTTTTTTGCTGAAGCCTGAGGTGCGGTGCTGCAGTTGGCTCCTGTCTCAGGATTGCACACATCTGTGAGCTCGTATCTGTTTTGCTGAGCCATTTTGCTCAAGGGACTTATGACATCGCCATAGCGAGCTTTGGCACGCAGCGCCTGCAAGAGACGCGTGACAGTCAGCTGCTTTTGTTCTGTGTCCAACAGTGGTGTGGTCCATTCACTAGCCAACCTGCGCACGCTGCGATAGTTGCTGTTGGTGATGTGCAGCTGTGATTCCAGGCTCAGCAACAAACGCTTGGCAGCTGAGCCATCATAACTGCTGCGAGCCATAAGTGACAGCAGCTGTTTTGCAGTACTGCTATTGAAATGCGTCTGATGCCAAAACAAATCATTGGCCTCGGGATTGTGCAGCTGCTGCGCCATGTCGCTGTTGTGATCAGCAGTCACGCGCAGAAACTGGTAGAGATCTGTGTTTTGTCTGTCATCATGAGCAAACCCATTGTGGCTCAGGGTACGACGTGCATAGTTCTGGGCAAAAGGTGCTGTGTCATACTCGCTGCGTAGAATGTGCAGAGCTATGAGATATAAAAATGCCAGTTCGCTCATTTGTTTGGCATTGAAATCACTGGCGTGTTTAACATAGAATAGGCGATTCTCAGCCAGTTGAGTCAAGAATGGCAGACTCATGATTGTGGCTCCTTCTTCATGAAGTGCGGCCTATTGACCAGTTTGATCTTGCCGCTGGGTGTGTCTGCCACATAGCCTTCATGTCCTGGCAGGTCTCTGAGATCAGCACGTATGCTTTGACCAACCTGCTGGTCAACACTGCTGCGCAGCAGGTCCTTGAGTTGGCTCAGCTTCTCAGCAGTCATCCAGACTGCTCCATAGCCTCTGGGATTTTGATCTATCCATGTCATGAGATTCTGCCGCTTGCGATCAGTGAGACCACTGCCAGAGCTCTGTGCCCAGTCTATGAATCCGGTGGCTGCATCATGCAGTCCCTGTGTGCCTGTATAGGCTCTGGTGTTGACATACTTCTTCAGCAGATCAGGCACATTGGTCAGCTGACGACTGCTGAGTTCACTGGGATCTAGAAACCTATCAATGTCAGCAGCTGTGCTGTTGACAAAGTCTCGCAGTGCTGACACAGTGGCTTTGGGTAGGTTGATGCTCTGTAAATCTTGTATCTCTGGACCCATGACTACCAAACCTGCCACAGGCAACATGCCGCTGCTGGCCACGTGACCAATGGCACGAGGCTCCTCATCATCTCGGCTGAGAAATCTGCTGTGTACCACAATGCCCGCGCGACTGCGTGCAATCTGTTCACCCAATGTGCTGTCAACGGGTATGCGATAGGTGATTTTGTTGGGTTTGAACACATAATGTCCATCTACCACAGGCGGTTTCTTGGTCCATAGCACGTCGCCCTGCAGATAGCCCTGGAAAGTGGCTGGCAGGCTCTTTTGCAAAACATCATAGAGTCCTGCAATGCTGCGGCTATATTCTTGCCTACCAGGATCATCTGGCTTGCGCATGAACAGCATGCTGTCCAGATCTGCAGCACTGCGTGGCATGCCTTGTGGTTTTTTGCTGCGAAAACCTGTGTTGTCTGTCAGCGTGAAGCCATTGGCATCTCGGCCAAACACTATGGCAGGACTGCCGTCCCATTTGACAGTGACAGTCTGAGGTTCAGCAGCTGCATGCTGCATGGCCTTGAGTGCACGCTGAGCTCCGGCAGAACCTTGATCAAATACCAAATCCTCTGGATGGTCAATGCGAGCTTTGGTTTCGGTGATAAACCACAGTGAGGGCACGATGATGTCAGTGTGTCTCATGTTTGCTGACTTCCGGCCTGTACCCTGACTCTTGGTTTGGCTGCTGAAGATGCAGCTACTGGCTGAGCAGGTGCTGTGGCAGGGGGTATGGCAGCGGCAATACCATTACGCAGATCG